CTGTGATAGGTTTTTATTCTCATAACAACCATCATCTTCTAAATAAAGTGATGCACTATAACCTTCTAAATCAGGAACTATCGTATCTATACCACTTGTAAAGTTTAAATATTCAGGGAACATTGTGTTGTTCTGTCTAAGATATTTAATGATTCTTTGCTTGTAAAATTCTGCTCTAGTTCTATATCTGTTAGCCACATCAATCATATCCTGCATTGATGGGTTTTCTTGATTATCCCCACTCTTTCTTAGCAACCCTTTATTATAAAACTGATATGATAACCCCATTGGTAATTCACTCATTACATAATAGATTAGACAATCAGCTATGTAGTTATCTAGTAAAGCCTGTTCATCTATATTTAAGCTGCAGTTATTAACCCCATCTTGTAATCTGTTATATAATGTACTACCTAAAGTTGGTAGTATGTACATATCTTGAGCAGTCTTGATTTCAGGTAACACTAATTTTTCATCCACATTAGCGTGTAATCCTGTTCTATCTTTAATGCTTTGTACTGATATGAATAATGTATTTAATGACATTTCTTATTTTTTTCTTGTTACTATGTTTGTTTTCCACTCGTGTCTGCAAGATTCACTAATTGTTCCGTTATCGTTCCACCAACCACCTCTCCTATCCCAAACAGAGTAACCTAATCTTGCACTCATCATTTCTATATCACTTCTACTATATAGCTTTTTTGCATCTAATAAAGCAACACAAAATGGTCTGCTAGTATTTTTATCACTATCATTAAATCCTGAAATCCAATCATAAGAATAACGAACTAGAATTTCTGTGGTCTGTGGTTTTACATTACCAACTGTTTTGCTTAATGGTTGTACCAACTGTCTAGAAATAATGATATTGCTATTAATACCTTTGCCAATCTTTTCTTCGCTAACCTTTAATATCTTTCTATCTTCTAAGTCTTTTAAAATATTATTAATTGTATCTACGCTTTCATCTAATACCTCCGCTAATACTTCAGGTGTTACATCCTTTTGCTTTGCAATTTGGTCTAAAATATCTGATTCTAATTGCGTTACATCTGCAAACATATGAAAGTCTGATTCTTCGCTAAAACGCTTTTTAGATTTCCATATATTATAAGCCTCTTGACTTTCTCCAAATTCATAGAATACACTAAAGTCTTGCGCTGCAAATTCAGCATCTAATTCTGCACCTAACCAAGTATTAACTTCCTCATCACTTAATGCATACCCTGTTTTAAGCATTGCAGTAGCTTGTTCTCTATTGATTTTACCTTTAGTAAACTCACGAATGATACGTTGCATATTCTGCCATTCTCTACCTTTTAAACCTTTTATATGCTCGTTAACTGACAATCCTTGTGCAGGTGCAGTTACATCAACAACAGGCTCATATTTAGTCATATCAATACCAATCTTCTCTAATATCCATTTTTTAGGTGCAAGTGATACGATTGTAGCTTCACTAAATTCAATACCTATCGGTTCTGTTGGTATAATCTTAATCTCACTTTCTACACCTTTATATTTAGCTAACATATTAAACACACTTTCTAAATGCATTTGTTTAGCATTTACATAAGTGTTCTTAAATATTTCATAACCATCACGCATCTCCGTTCTAGTTCCTAACTTACCTGCTTCAGCAATACCCATAATTGAAGGGGTAGTTACCTGATGACCACTAAAAATATTAGTTTGTATTAATTCATCTATCTTTCCAAAATCTTCTTTTGTTAAATCACTTGTACCTAAATCATCAATGACAGGCTTTCTAGATATGTCATTAACAAATGCAATCATATACTTCTTACCATCTGCACCGCTATATGTCTTTCTAATTCTATTATCTACATTGCGCTTCTCCTCATCATTAGGTTCTCCATTTGGTAAAGTAATAAGTTTACTAGCAGAAAACCCTGTCTGTGCATTTCCTAAAATATGTTTAGATACCTCAATATCTGATTCAATATAGTTTAAAGCAGCAAAGTAACTAGGCAATCCATAGATACCAATGTTAGGTCTGTACTCCTTAACATATAAAATCTGCTTACCTACAGGTTGTTTAGGATTAAATGCAGCAACTACTTCAGGTTTTACCTTGTTATCCTTCCAATCTTCTTTATACCAATACTGCGTATTATCTTTATTTGTACGCATCTTTGTATAATCACAATGCCAAATTTCTGCAAGGTTACCTGATAAATCCCAAATGATTTCTAAAAATGCACCACCAAAGATTTCAATATCCAAAGATACTTTTCTAGTTAAATCGTTTAAAGATTCAACTCTGTTTGCTTTTTCAATAAAGGCTTGTGCATCAGGTTCGCCTGACCAACCATTGCCTGTAATATAATGTACCTTACTTTTAATAATGGCACTATGCTTAGAGGACTTATTATATAAATCTACTATGTATTCAGGATAGTCATTGTTTTCGCCATATTTAATGTAACCGCCATCAATACCCTTTTTCTCTTTGAATTCAGGTTGTCTAGCTTCTGCGAATGTTAATACTCTTAAATCTATCATTGTCTAATTGTATAAGTGTCTGTTGTTGTATATTGGTTATATGTTAAGGTAGAACCTGAAAGCCACATAATCCCTGTTTCTAGCTTATTTAAGCCTGTTATATCTAAATTGGTAGTACTAGCCTGTTCGTATATTTCGTAGGTGTACTGACCCTCTAATGCGTTTTTAAACTTAGTATTTGTAACGATACTAAATTGATTGTATCTGTCTTTGTATAAACTTGTATCAGATGCGTTTAAAACCACAAATGATATTACATTATTGCTGCTCCTATTCGTAAACACAAAAAGATAGTTAGGGTTAGTCAATAACTGCTTTTCAGTTAATGTCATAACAATAATATTTGTTTCGCCTTTAGTTAAATGTATCATCAATTATAAATAGCATTTATATGAATATTTACAAAATAAAAACCCCCACCTAGAAAACTAAGCAGGGGAACTAAACTATGAAAAACTACAAACTTTTATCCTGCAGTTGTAAGTGCAGCAGCGACTGCGCTATTTACTTCAGGGCATAAACTAGGTTCTGCACCTGTAAAAGTCAAAGTGTAACCACTTCTATCACCTTCAGCAGTACCTGTTGCGGAACTACCTGCAGTTAAATCTAATGCTCTTGTTTTGCCTAGATACCAATATTTACCATTGTTATCTTTAGCAACCGCTACAAGTCTGTTCTGTGCCAATAACAAGATTTCGTTTCTTGTATTAGCTTGTAGCTTATTTAAAATTATTGTTAATTCAGGAGTAAAATACAAAGTACCATTCTGAACATTTGATGCCACATTCTCTGTGAACATAGATGTTCCTTTTGTTAATTCGTATTTGTAGAATCTTTTACCTGAAGCCTTTACTAATGCAGTAATTACACCACTAGCTTCGGTTGTAGATGTTACATCTGAACTTGCAATAAAATAAACTTCCGTAATACCACCTAGTGAATCACGGCAATCTAAGGTATATCCTTGTGTTAATGCGCACGGCATATTGTATTATTTTATTGTTTTAAAAAATGGGGAGTATATTTCAACTCCCCTAATTATTTAGATAGCTACCTTTACAATCTCATCAGGGAATGCAATGTTCACACCCATTTTAAATTCAGCAGCAAATCTTACTTCATCAGCTTCTTTAGCAAAGAAGATTTCAAACTTTTCTTCTTCGTTCAATAAATCTGTACCTAAGAATAAGTTGCTTAAACGTAATGCGTAAACATCATTAGTTCCGTTTAATCCATTAAGTGCAATTACACGGATTGAAGTCCCAGGCAATACAAATTCAGAATCTGCTTTACCATCAAAAGAATAGTTAAACATATTAGCATTTTTCAATGCAATAGTGTATGTTCTGAAAGTATCAACTCCACAAACAATAACCATATCTTCTGCAGATACAACTTTTGCAGGGATTGCTCTGTAAACACCATCCATTAAAGATACTACGTTAGCAGCAGTAATAGATGTCAAAGGCGCACCTGAAATAAATCCTGATACGTTTGCATCTACAACACCTGAAGCAGCACCAATCAATTTGATTAAACCATCAAACTTGTTTAAGTTACCGTTTGCAGAAGCAGAATCACCCTGCCAAATAGCAGTCTCTAATTGAGCAGCAATAGTCTTTGCTTTCTTATCAGAAAAATCTTGCTCAAATGGAATTGAATCGTACTGAGAACCTGTTGGTAAAGCCTTTTGTAAATACTTAGATTCTAATGTCTTAGGACATAAAGCCTCTTGTACTTTAATTTTACCTACTGTTACAGTTCTTTGTGTGAAAGAAGTTGTACCTGATGCGTTCCAACCGCAAGTACCACCTGCTTGAAAGAATGCATCTGTATCCATAATGTTGATAGTTTCTGCAGACTTTACACCAACCATTACGTTACCTGCGCTTTTAATTAAAGCTGCAGTTTTTGCGCCTAATACTGAAGAAGTCACCAATGATGCTTCGTTCTCTTTTGTATAATTCGCTAATGAACTTACTGAAAATGCCATTGTTTATTAATTTATTTGTTTAAAATTGCGTTTCTATATTTCTCTAATCTTTCGTACTTGCTATCATTAGTAGTTACATAAGATTGAAATGCGTTTGCTGCTTTTTGAGTAGGCTCTGCAGTTGGGGTGTTTGAAAGTGCCTCTACTAATTCAGCTACTTGTGCAAACCCTTGTTTTACTTTGCTCTCTAATTCAGCAATCTTAGCATCTAATTCTGCTTTTTTACTTTCGTAATCTGCTTTTAATGCATCAAGCATTGCAGCAGTATCTTGTGCAGGTTCAACTGCAGCATCAACTACAACAGGTTCTTCTACGATTACATCTTCTTTAGGTGATGCAATTTCAATAATTGCGCCCATTTCATCTACTTGAATAGATGTACCATCCATTAATTGATGCTCACCCATTGGAGCAGGTGTACCATCAGCCATTGTAACCATACCACCAATTTCTAAAGAAGATATCATAACTTTCGTTCCATCTACTAAAGAATATTCAGCCATTTCTACCTTAGTTACTGCAGGAGCAACAGGAGCAACAGGCTCAACAACTTGTGGCATATTTTCAAATAAGGCTCTTATTTGCATCAATGCTTCTTTTGTGTTCATTTTTCTTTTTATTTAAATGTTTATAATTAATAATATTTATCACTTAAAAATCAATTTGACATAGTATGTCTTTGATTCTTTGCATTTTAACTTCTTCTTCAGTTACTTTAGGAGCATAGTTAAATACACCTTCAATAGAAAATCCATTAACCATACCTTGTTTTACTTTATCCCACACCTCATCATTTTCTACTAGCATAGATACAAACCAACTACCATCAGGCGCATCCTCAAAACCTTTCATTGGTTCAATGCCTCTAGATTTATCACTAATGAAACTTTCAAACATTGTAACCCCTGTTTCAATTTGATTAGGGTCGTGCATTAAGTTAACATTGTTCTGATAGCCTTTCTTAAAGTATTTCTGAACAATCTTTGTAATAGTTTCTTTAGAAAAAGCAACGTAGTAATCCCCAAAAGTAGCATCACTCCTAAAGATAGGAGTATCAGCCAACATAGCGCATCCACTAATAATACGCTTATCTTCACTGATAATTTGAAACTTTTGTTCATTCTTAAATGCATTCCAATTCTTTTGAATAGCAGGTCTATCTACTAATGAAACGAACTGCACCTCTGCATCATCATTAAAATCATCAGATATTTCCAACATATATAAAGGTAATTCCATACTCATAAATATATTTTTTTTAAATATTAACTAAATCTTGCTCTTTGTCTT